GAAACATAACAGTAACAGGAACCGTTGATGGCAAGAATGTATCAAATTTAATACAGCATATACATCAAGATACAACTCCACAACTAGGTGGTAACTTAGATACTAACAGTAATAGTATATCTTTAGGTGATTCAAATAATGATGCAGCTGCTACTGGAACTGTAAACAGATTAAAGTTTGGTGCTGGCCCAGATATGGTGATGTACCATAATGGAACTGATAACTTTTTAAAAAACCCTAATGGTACTTTCAAGTTATTTACAGGTGCAGATAAACAATCTATACTTGCAGTACCAGATGCAGAAGTATCACTACATTACAACGACGGAAAGAAGCTTGAGACTACAAATACTGGTGTAACCGTAACAGGTACTTGCACAGCTACAGCTTTTTCTGGTGATGGCTCTGCTTTAACTGGTATTACATCGTTTGTGACAGGTATGATTTTATTATGGTCTGGTGCAGCAAACGCTATACCAACTGGTTGGGTTTTATGTGACGGTAATAATAGCACACCAAACTTGACAGATAGATTTGTAGTAGGTGCTGGTAACTCTTATTCTGTAGGAGATAACGGTGGTTCTAACACAGCAACCGATACGGTTAGCATCTCTGGTTCTGATACTGTTAATATTACTGTTTCTGGTAATACTGGACAACCAAGTGCTACCGGTAATGCTGGTTTTCCACTTTCTTATAGCTTTGGTTCAGGTACTCACACACACAGTTTTAGTGGTTCTGGTTCAGATACAGTAAATATATCTGGTTCAGATACTGTAAGTATTGATACTAGATCTCCTTACTATGCACTCTGCTATATAATGAAAACATAATGACATTAACACAAGTAACTAAGGCTGGTCTAGATGAGATAGCTCTGGATCATGTCTTTACAATAGGTGCTAGTGGCACAGATCACTACACCTTCCAAGGAGAGGGTCTTAACGGAACAGTTAACGACCCTACACTTTACCTAACAAGAGGTAAAACATATAGATTTGAAAAGGGGTCTGCACACCCTTTACGAATACAAAGTACAGCTGGAGCAAATGGTACTGCATATAATACTGGTGTTATTAACAATGGACAACCCGGTACAGTTATTGTAGAAGTACAACACGATGCTCCTGATGTTCTATATTATCAGTGTACCAGTCATCCTAACATGAACGGTATACTATACATTACTGGTGCATTAGCAGACGGTGGAGTTACAGAGGCTAAGATAGCAAGTAATGCTGTTACTACAAACAAAATAGACACTAACGCAGTTACTACTACAAAAATTGCAGCAGATGCAATAACTAATTCTTTAATTGCTGATAACGCAGTTGAAAATGCTAATATAGCTAATGGTGCTATATCAACAGCTAAGATTGCAGATGATGCAGTTACAGGTACAAAGATAGCAGCAGAAATTGATAACAGTCATATTACCTCAACTGCAAATATAGCAGGGTCTAAACTCGCAGATAACTCTATATCCTTAGCTAAACTTGAACATGGCACATCATCTAACGATGGTAAGTTTTTACGTGCAAACAACGGAGCAGATCCTACATTTGAGACTGTAGATTTTACAACTTTAAATGCTAGTAACTTAACGTCAGGTACAATTCCTGATGCTAGATTTCCATCTACACTACCAGCAATTAGTGGTGCAAACCTTACTGGAATTGCAACAGCCGTAACAGCTATAAATACTCAAAGTAGTGCTTATACTTTAGTTGCTAGTGATGCAGGGAAAGCTATAAGCTTATCTGGAGACATTACCATACCAAATAATGTTTTTTCTGCTGGTGAAAAAGTAATTCTTGTTAATAATAGTTCAAGCTTTAAAAATCTTTTTACAGGATCAGGTCTAACTATATATAATACTAATGACGCTACTTACCCTACTGGAAATAATACTATACCAGCTAGAGGTTTTTGTACTGTATTTTTTATAGGTGCTAGTACTGCCTATATAGAAGGTAAAGTAGACATTGTACCAACATTTGAAGCAAGTAATAACTCTACAAATATAGTTTTATCAAGTGTATTTGGTTCAAATTGGAGTGCTAATATAGCAAAAATATACAACGTTCCAAGCGGAGTTACAGTTGGAGGAACTAATGCTGGAGGTTCAGCTATATTAATTTCTTCTGGTATGGGTGGTACACTAACAGTAAATGTATCAGGAACTGTAATAGGAAAAGGTGGTACTGGCGGTGATGGCGGTAGAGGTAATCAATCTTACGTAACTAACCCTGAAAATGGTGCTTCTGGTCAAGCTGGTGGTCACGGAATACAAGTAGATAGTGCAAACGCAACAATAAACAACCTCTCAGGCGGTCAGATCTCTGGCGGTGGAGGAGGAGGCGGCGGCGGTGGTGCCGGTCGAACAGGACAGCAACTGTCTTACTTCTATGGTGGTCGTGGTGGAGACGGTGGTCAAGGCCAAGGCTACAACCAAAACCAGACTAATGGTAATTCTGGACAAAGTGGTAATTACAATATAGGTGGTACTGGTGGTACTGGCGGTAATGGTGGTACCCTTGGTAATGCTGGTACTTCTGGTTCTACTGGTGGTAATGCTACGTATAATACTAACTTTGGTCCCGGATCAGGTGGAAGCGGTGGTGCTGCTGGAAAAGCTATTTGGAGTAATAACAGCAACTCATGGACAAACGGTACAACAGCCGGAACTTATCATGGAAGCTATACCTAATATAGTAATACCTAAAGTTGAAAAGATAGAAACAATATCTATACCTTTACCTACAGCTGACGTTCCCAGTTACGTACCTTTAGTTGTACCTCCTAGTGATCTTAAAGAACCAGAGGGTACAAAACCTGTACAGACTGAGGAACTTCCAGCACCTGTATTAAATTTACCACCCTTACCACCTATACCGATACCTCCAGCTGAGGTATTAGGTCCTACAGTTATTACAGCTGTTACAGCCGTAGCAGCTACAACTGTGGCAACTCCTATTATACAAGATATAAAAGAAAGAATAACAAAGTTCTTAAATAATAAGATAAAGAAATGGAAAGAAAACCGGAAGAAAAAAAGGGACTCTTTACAAAACTCAAAGAAAACATAGATGACCATGAAGAGCAGATGCAGATACTAGGTGCAATGGTGCGTCTAGGCGTTGTGATCTGGTCAGGATTTATCATCACCTTAAATTATGTTGAATTACCTATGGTCAAGAAGTCAAATACTTCAGCCGATATCACGTTCGTTGCTTCTGTGTTTACTGGAGCACTTGCCACTTTCGGACTAACTACAGGTAATGGTAAAAAAGAAAAAGAAAAACCAAAGACATGAAGAAACTGATTCTTCTCTTAGCATTGTTATCACCCGCAGTTGCAAGAGCTAATACTGTCACGCCCCAGTTTACTACAGGGTCGATGAATAGTACAACAACTACAACCCAAACGATAACTGAGGTCGAGCAACGTCAGGTTTTCGGTGCTGCCGTCAACACATGGAGCGGTAGCAATGTTTCAGCAGCAGCTAGTGCCGGTATTGCCGGTGGTGATGCAGTATTTACAGTTACTGATAACACATTACCTTGGAACTTAGAAGTTACAACTCGTGCTGCTGGCGTCGTAGAACAATGGGATACTACAAGAAACTATACAATAAACTCTACTACTACATCGCTGTCTGTCTTCTCACAGTAGGACCAGCGTTTGCAGAAGGAGATACAAATAATAGCTCAAATCCTGTGGCAGCAGCTACAGGTAACGTGACAAACCAAGCCGTACAGTTTCAAAACAATGGCTCGATGTCACGTCAAAACTACGGTCCTAGTATATCATGTAATGGATCTACTATGACATTTAGTCCATTCTATATGGGCAATCATACAAAACCTTGGGAAGTCGATGATGATATGGGTATGAACCCTAGTAGTTATACCTTATCTGAAAACTGGGGCTTCCAAGTTAACTTTATGGTTCCTCTCGATAAGCGTGGTCTTGAGCAATGTAGACGTATTGCCAAGCGTCAAGAGGAAAAGATGCAATTAGATTACGAACTTGTACGAGCACTTAAATGTGCAGAGTTACAACAAAAAGGTTTTACCATAAGACCCGGTACACGTGTAGCTTTCTTATGTCAGGATATCGTACCTATACAATCATTGTTACCACCTAAACCAAAAGAAAAGAAATTTAAGTTATTCTAATGAGTACACTATCAAGAATTATAGCACAAAGAGCAGAAGCTGCACGTCAAGCAGAAGCTGCTGCTAAAAAGAAGCCTGCTAAGAAAAAGGCTGCAAAGCGAGACGAGAACGGACGCTATGTTAAACAAGAAGTAATTACACCCGGAGAAGAATAATGTTTGCACTATTAAAACCATTAGTACTAACAGGACTAAAAAGCGACAAGTTTAAGAAATTTGTAGTTGAACTACTAGAAAAGTTAGTAGAGTCTACAGATAACGAGCTTGATGACAGAGCACTACAGATAGTTAAAAAAGGACTAGACATCGAATGAACGAAACCACAAGGGTAATACCTAAGAAAGCAAACGAAGAAAGTTTTAATGAACTGCACTATCTTGTCACCCAAGAATTTTTACGTTTAATAAAATGCGGTGAAGCAAAGACAGCAGATCTCAAAGCCGCATGTGACTGGCTAAAAACTAACGACATCACAGGTGTTGCCCTTGAGGGTAGTCCCTTAGATAGGTTAGCGTCAGTCATACCAAAAGTAGATCCATCTTTAGTTAAATCTAGATTATATGGCAAGAACAGGACCTAAACTAAGCCCTAACCCCGGTAGAACTGCAAAATTCTACAGGAAAAACAAGAAGTCACGTGAAAAGCATAGGCGAGATCAAAAACCTATTAATAGCACACCAGCTAAAAAAGCATACAGACGTGACCTAATGAAAATACGTAGAAGCCGTAAACCCGGACCACAGACAGATATGTCGCATAAAGGTGGAAAGATTGTTGCGGAGTCACGTAAAACAAACCGAGGTAGAGGCGGAGCAACGAGAACTTAATGACACCATTACTACCAAACCCTGATTACTATTTACACAATTTAATAACGATGACAAGTTCAGAATCTAAACGGCTCTGGAGAAGAGCTATCAAAGAGCACTTCGATTGTCAATGCGTTTATTGCGGAGAATTTCATGAATTACACAACCTTACAATCGACCACGTACGCCCCAAATGCAAAGGGGGTACGGATACAACGACGAATGTTGTACCCTCGTGTCGACGATGCAATCAGGACAAAGGTAGTAGAGAATGGCAAGACTGGATGAGGTCGACATTCGGTAAGACAGACAGAGAACAAACTATTCTATCACACATTAGATGAACGAAGAAGAAGAACTAAATTTAGATGATGTATTTGACGTACCACGAGCACAGTATCAAATTAACAGGCAAAAACTAAACGAAAGTAGAGTATTAGAACCTGAGAGATTTCAAAATCAGTTACAAGAGTTTGGTGAGTTTGGAAAGAAATATATTTTTGATCCAGAAGACCCAACAGATACATCTGAGTTTCTGTTCGACATGGCAATAGATGCCGGTATTATAGGTAGGTCATTTCCAGAAGATTTACCTACTGGTATTGCTACAGTAATACAAAGAAGACTAGCTAAACGTGTTTTATCTGAGTCAACTGACTATTGGTATAAGACACTTAAAAAGTCTGAGCCAGCGAACATATTACCAAACGTAATTAAAGAAGGTGGTGTTATGGACATCGGAGCCGGAACACCTCCACCAACTTGGCGTAAGACTCCAAGTGCAGCTGAAAAAGCATTATGGATGAATCGTTTTGAGAATGACGTATTTATGCAGCTTAATAAAAAAGGTAAACCTGTACATATATCTAAAATGATTCCTAACGCTTACAAAGAGCTTGCTAAGTTTAGAGCTGAATGGAACACATGGTCTAAAAACAACCAGTTTATACGAGAGTTGTCAGACAAACCATCAACAGCATACGTAGAACATTTAGTACGTAAAGCCGAGTCTATGGATTGGTTTTGGTCACTACCTAACGAAAAGCGTTTTAGAAAAGGATCTAGGCACAGTCCTAATAATGTACGTATACTGTATGATAACAGATATAAGAGTCTGAAAGATGCGTCTGAAGCTATCTTATATGATTTACAAGAAAACACCCCTGCTATGAACAGATTAGTGATTGACCTAGATATACCTAAGATGAAAGGTAAGTCAATTACATATCAATCAGGAACTCCTAGAGACGTTGTAATAAAACGTGTTGATGGTACTATAGTAGGAAGAATAGGAGACTATCATGATGTATTGTATGCACCATACGAAGAGTTAAGAGACGCATTAGGTACAAATATTGATCCTTTAACTAATAGACCTTACATAGATATAACTTTATCTGAGAAAGCTATTAGAGATCAAATAAGTAAATGGCGTACAGATATACTTAAAGGTAAAATATCATTTATTACAAGCATGGCTCCTACACTGAAAGGTAAGACTAAGAAAGCTCAGTTTCAATATCAAGAAAGTGCGATACAGGATGACTTGGTAAGGTTTTTAAATAAGTATGATTTTTTAGAGCCTGCTAGAAAAATGAGAGCACAGTTAAAAAAAGATATTATAAACTCACCTCGTGGCGGTAAACCTATAGTAACTCAAAAAGAAAAAGTAGCAGAAAAGGTAAAGAAAGAGACAGAAGGTCTATTTATCTCAGGAGAGCAGCAAAGTAAAATTATAAAAAGTAAATATAAGCGAAGAATGTTTACTAAAGATCGTGATAAAATAATTAAGAATATTAAAGATGATTTAGATGACATTTTCCCAGATGACGGAACACCAAATAATAGAAAGTCTAAAAAGTGATTTTAAGCTTTTCCTACAAGCACTGTGGGAAGAGCTTGATCTCCCTAGTCCGACCCGAGCACAGTATGCTATTGCTGACTACTTACAACACGGACCAAAACGTTTGCAGATCCAAGCGTTCCGTGGTGTAGGTAAAAGCTGGATTACAGGTGCATTTGTGTTGTGGACACTATTTAATGACAACGAAAGAAAGATTATGATTATATCTGCTTCTAAGGAAAGAGCAGATAACATGTCTATCTTTTTACAAAAACTAATTATAGAAACACCATGGCTAAGTTATCTAAGACCAAAGAGCGACGACAGCAGATGGTCAAGAATTTCCTTCGACGTAAACTGCTCACCTCATCAGGCTCCATCCGTGAAGAGTGTTGGTATTACTGGTCAGTTAACGGGAAGTCGTGCGGATCTGATGATTCTGGACGACGTGGAAGTACCGGGAAACAGCATGACGGAGTTGATGCGTGAGAAACTTCTTCAACTCTGCACAGAAGCCGAAGCAATCCTTACGCCGAAAGACGATAGCCGTATTATGTATCTCGGGACTCCTCAGACTACTTTTACTATTTATCGTAAGTTGGCAGAGCGAAGCTATCGTCCGTTTGTTTGGCCGTCTAGATACCCAAGACGCAAAAAGCTTACGCAGTACGAAGGACTACTAGCACCTCAAATACAAGAAGATCTGGATATGGGTGCAGAGGAATGGCAAGTTACAGATCCAGACAGATTTAGCGAAGAAGACCTAGTAGAAAGAGAAGCAGCTATGGGTCGGAGCAACTACATGCTTCAGTTTCAACTCGACACAAGTTTAAGTGATGCAGACAAGTTCCCTCTTAAGATGGCTGACCTTGTGGTTACTAGCGTCAATCCTACTTCTGCTCCTGATAACGTGGTCTGGTGTTCAGATCCAGCAAATGTTATAAAGGATGCACCAACTGTAGGACTGCCCGGAGACTACTTTTACAAGCCAATGCAGCTGCAAGGAGAATGGGGTCCATACGATGAGACCATATGCAGCGTAGACCCCTCTGGAAGGGGCTCAGACGAGACAGCAGCAGCCTATATTAGTCAACGCCATGGCTTTCTATACCTACATGAAATGAGAGCGTATAGAGACGGTTACAGCGACAAGACACTATTAGACATACTAAGGGGATGTCGTAAGTTTAACGTAACTAAACTTGTAATAGAGACAAACTTTGGAGATGGAATGGTCAGTGAACTATTTAAGAAACATATTCAACAGACGCAACAACATATTGACATTGAAGAGGTTAGGGCGAACGTCAGGAAAGAGGATAGAATCATTGATGCTCTTGAACCTGTGCTCAACCAGCATCGTCTTGTTGTGGATCGTGCTGTTATCGACTGGGACTATAGGTCGAATAAAGACAGTGCACCTGAGAGTCGCCTCCTCTATATGCTCTTTTACCAGATGAGTCGGATGTGTCGTGAGAAAGGTGCTGTAAAACATGACGATAGGTTGGATACTCTTGCACAAGGTGTAAAGTATTTTACTGATGCGATGTC